GGAACAGCGGCAACTGGAACAGCGGCAACTGGAACAGCGGCAACTGCAACAGCGGCAACAGGAACAGCGGCAACTGGAACAGCGGCGACTGGAACACTACATCCTTTTCCAATGGCTGTTTCAATACGGTATCGCCCAAAATCTATATGTTCAACAAGCCTACTGACTGGACGTTTGAGCAGTGGTTTAACTGCCGTGCCCGTCGTTTGCTGAACGAGATTGACGATTGCCCGCTTGAATACGTCTATCTGTCTGATATGACCGATGAGGAAAAGGCGGCGCACCCTGAAGCTGAAACGACTGGCGGTTATCTGAAGGAACGCACCATGGCGGACAACGCCCGGAAGTGGTGGGAGGGGCTTAGTGCCGATGATCAAAACGTTATCCTCAGTTTGCCGAACTTCGACGCGGCGATTTTCAAAGAAATCACCGGGGTTGACGTAAGCAAAGACTGACACATCTCAAGAGCTGTGCTATCTGGTTATACGGGCGTGCGGAAGGAGGTGAATACATACGGCTACAGGGAAAAGATACTACTGGCTAAAGCTCAAAGACAGCTTCATGCGGTCCGACGCGGTGGATTTTCTCATGGGTCAGAAAAACGGCGCAAACTATGTGGTTCTGTACCAGATGCTCTGCCTTATGACTATCAACACAAACGGCAGGCTTTCGCGGCAGATCGGTGAAGTGATCATTCCGTATGACGTGGGCAAGATTCAGCGCGATACTAAGTGGTTTTCTACCGATACGGTGCGTGTCGCGCTGGGACTTTACGCGAAACTTGGGCTGATTTATCAGGAAAAAGACGGCACGTTGGTGCTTGCAAACCACTCGGAAATGGTCGGAAGCGAAACCGATTATGCAGCACAAAAAAAGTTGCAAAGAACGAACCAGCGTCAAATTGATGCAGAACACTGTGGACAATGTCCACAGGATGTCCACACAGACGTCCACAAAAATGTCCATACAGATATTAGAGATAAGATATTAGATATAGATAAGTCGTCGTCATCTAAAGATGACTCCTCCTATACAGGGACGAGGACGACGAAATCTCTAGTGGATTTTTTTCGGGAGAATATCGGCAAGCTGAGCAAGACCGGAGAAAAAGAACTAACCGGCTACATAGAGCGCATGGGCGCAGATCTTGTGTGCGCTGTCATGGACAAGTGTGCGGATCTGGGCGGCGGCAGCTGGGCGTATGTCCGCAAGGCGCTGGAAGAAGCGGAAAGACTTGGCTGCAAGACCGTTGCGGAGTATAACCAGCTATGCCCTATTGGCGGCAGCCGGGCAAAAGGCACACGCGTAGACAGAGCACAGCCATCCGGCAACGATATTTTAAGCCCGGAGTTCATGGCACGCAGCCGGGAACGACTGCGGAAAAGCAAGAAAGGGGCAGATGACCTTTGACAAATCCTTGCTGCAAAGACTGCCCAGACCGGCACCCTGCATGTCACGACCACTGCCCGCAGTTTGCCGCTTGGCGCAAAGAGCACGCCAAAGAGACGGACTATAACCGGCAAATGACCGTGTCCGGCAAGGTCTACCACTACGGCTACGATGACAAGCACCGGGAACGTGGCAAGAAAAAGTATTTCGGACAAAACGGAGGAGACAAATGAAAGTTTTAGTTGCTTGCGAGGAATCACAAGAAGTTTGCAAAGCTTTCCGGGCAAAAGGCCACGAAGCCTACTCCTGTGATATTCAAGAGCCGTCCGGCGGGCATCTTGAGTGGCATATTCTCGGTGACTGCCTAAAGGCTATTGAGGGGGGGGCAGGTCGTGACAATGGACGGAATCGCGCATGATGTGCCACGCTGGGATATGATTATCGCATTTGTCCCCTGCACAAAGACGAGCAACGCGGGAGCAAGACACTTGTACAAGGGAGGAAAGCTCAATCTTTCCCGGTATTATGAGGGATTGTGCGGCAAGGCGCTTTTTCTTGCCGTGTGGGCGGCAGATTGCGAAAAAGTGGTGATTGAGAATCCTACCCCCAGCAAGATTTTTGATTACCCAAAGCCTACGCAGGCAATCCAGCCCTACGAGTACGGACATCCGTACAGCAAGAAAACGCTACTGTGGGAGCGCGGTGTACCGCCGCTACACCCGACAAACATCGTAGAACCTACCGCAACATGGCTCCCGTCTGGATCTTACTCGCACAAGCATGGTGAGCAGCACAAGGGAATGTTTACCACTGACCGTGCAAGGAACCGCGCAAAGACTTTTCCGGGCGTTGCAAAGGCAATGTCCGAACAATGGGGGTAAGCAGATGAAGCCAAAAACTAAATCGGAGCTGATGGCAGAATGGGCAAACCAGCCGGATCAGCTCAAAAAAGAACGGGAGGCCAAGGCCGTCCGCAAGGCGATGGACGATGCTCGCGCCGTGATTCAGGATGGCCTGACCCGGTATGTCAAGAAAAAGACCAAAGCCCGCAGCATGGCAAAGGCTGAATCTGACCCCTTTGCTGAGCTGGAAGGCTGGGAAAGCATGGAGCAGATCCAGGATGCCTACGGCTATGGCGAGATTACCGCCGACAGGCGGGACAAGCTCACCGACTTGTGGGAAGCCCGGGAAGCTGCCAAGAACAGCCGCAAGGGCTCGGACAAGTACACCGACCTTGTGACGGAGATGCTGGAGACAGCCATCCGCCGGGTGGGCAATGAGTACGCAGATATGCTGTTTGAGTATGACCGGCAGCGCCGGGAAGCTGAAAAGCAGTGCGAGCAACTGGCAATGGAAGGGATGATGAAAAAATGACCGACATTGAAAAATCAATTGCCAAGCTCCAGAGGTGCTTTCCGGGAAGTTATATTACTGACCGGAACGAGCTTATTGTCCATCCGAGGACAAACCAGTATATTATTCTGGAAAACATCGGAACGGAAGATGCCATCAAGGCCAAAGTGCTGGAGTGGCTTTCACGGGCGGCATTTAAAACCGCACCATATTCACAGGAGTGGAGAAATCGAAAGTTCCACAAATATATGAGGGACGGCATCAATGCTTTTCTGGATACCGATTTCTCCGAGGATGATATGGAGTTGATTTACACCTACATGGGGCTTGCCTGCGACCGTTGGCTGACGCTCATGTTTATCGACCACGACATGAGCATCGAGTGGCTGAAGGAGCACGTGTCATGAAGCTAACCCTTTACGGTGACCCCCGCACAAAGAAAAACAGCGCACGCATCCTGCAAGGGAGCGGAGGACGGCGCTTTGTAGCCCCAAGCGCGGCGTTTGAGGAATACCAGACCGGATGCCTGTGGCAGATACGCTCCCCGCCTGAGCCTATTTCCGCCCGCGTGAACGTGCGGTGCGTGTACTACATGGCTACCAGGCGCAAGGTTGACCTTGCAAACCTAATCGAGGCCACCTGCGACATACTGGTAAAGGCCGGTATGCTGGCAGACGACAACAGCCGCATCGTTGCCGCCCACGATGGCAGCCGGGTGGATTACGACAAGAAAAACCCAAGAGCTGAAATTTGGATCGAAGAAATGGAGGATAAAAATGGATGAAACAATGACAGGCGTTTTCAAGTGCAGATGCTGCGGAGCGGAAATCAAGGAAAAGACAAGCGTTACAAGGTCTGTTGCTTGGGCAATCAAAGATATGAAAGATGATTCTTGCGATCTTCAATCGACTACCGCTATCCCAAAATCATCTTTACCGGAGCGGTTTGTCATTCACTGGTGCGAAAAGACAAGATTTTGCGTCTGCGATCTTATCGGATGGGAAATAGAGGAGGGAGACAATGACCCGCACATGGACACCTGAAAGCGAGCAGCCAAAGCCGAGCGCCGGCGTGGACTACCATGAAGTAAAGGCGTGGTTCCAGCAGTGCCGGGATATGGCTGCGGCGGTTGAAGCCCAAAAACAGAAGATCCAGCGCATCCGGGAAGTTGCCGAAAAGACCACCCCAAGCCTGAACGGGATGCCCGGCGGCGGTGGTGCCGGTGACAAGGTCGGGCTTGCTGCAGCAGATATCACGGACGAGCAGCGCCGTCTGCAGCAGATGGAAACAGACCTTTGCCTGCTGCGCATTGAGGCCACCCGGCGGGCGTACTGTATCACGGCAAGCAAATCCAGCAAAAAACAGGCTGACTGCCTGTGCCTGTACTACGTCAAGAACAAAAAGCAGCGCGAGGTCTGCGAGGAGCTGGGGCTTTCGGAAGAAAACCAGGTCTCCATCTACATCAAGTGGGGCAGCATCTATCTGGCAGAGATTTGGGACAGCTTCGGCAATGTTGCACAAACCGCACAAAACCCGCCCTGATTTTTTGCAATGCACCTTCATACTGCAAATATCCAAATGACACAGGCATTGTGCTAAAATTGGTATAAGCGGAATCGCCGAAAGCGATAAGACGCTTGCCACGCAGTCTCCGAAACGAATCCCCCCGAAATGCTTCCTCCCAAGGCTTGACCGGCATTTTTCTTCCTCTCGTTTCGCGGGCTGCTTCTATGCCGTTATAGCTCAACTGGCAGAGCGCCGCCCATTTAAGGCGGAACAACGCTGGTGACACATCTCGGACATCACTGCGCACTTAACCAATGCGCATATACAGACTTGATGGTGCCGGTTCGAATCCGGTTAACGGCTCCGACACGCTGCTCTCCCGAAGCAGCGACCACCTGACGCATGGGCTGACATCCCGATTGTGGCTGCGTGTAGAGTGGCAGGGTATCCTTACCTGTCCTCACAACCTCCGCACGCACCGGAGGCCACATAATCCGTACACCGGTTTCCATAAACCCCCGGCAGGATGTGCGTCAACAGAACCAGCATGGAAACGTGCTGGTTTTTCTTTTGTTATATGCCGCCTGAGCGCAGTTTGGAGCGCGGCGCGTGTGTGTAGACACGGCTGGTTCGATTCCAAGGGCGGCTTTTTATATTCCCGTAGTTCAAGTGATGGAACAGCGGTCTCCAAAACCGCAGGCTGCAGGTTTGAGCCCTGCCGGGAATGCCATTTGCGTACCCTGTGAGGGGGCTGCGCAGATAGCGGGGCATTCGGCCGCGAAAGTTCCGGATGCAGCGGCGCTCCACCGTTTACGTTGTCCGAGAAACTGAATGTATACCGGGAGCGCCCGGGCGGTTTTTATTTTGCAGGGAGGTGAGCGGATGGCACGAAAAAAGAAAGCGATGGATTTTTCTTCCCTCGACCTGAACCTTGATGCACTGGGCGACTGGGGCGGCGGTGCGAAAGGCAGAGCCAAAGACAGGCGCAAGCTATACGTTGCAAACCGCCGGAATATCCGGCTGTATAACAGGCGTACCGGAAAGGGCAAGCGCTACGCAAAGCCCGGTACACGTGATCTGGAGTTCTGAGAGGAGTAAGGCATGGCACGGCGTAAGATAGACCCGGAGGCGGGACGTGCCACGCAGTTTAAAGCAGGCGGTAAACAGGCACAAACCGCAAAAAAAGGCGGCATTGCAAGCGGCGTGGCAAAACGGAAGGCAAAGACCCTATCCTCCATTGCATCGCAGATCGCCGCAGCACCCATCACCAACAAGAAAAATCTCAAGCAGCTTGAGACGCTGGGCGTGGATACGGCAGAGGGCGTGACCAACAACGCACTGATCTCTGCCGGTGTTTACATGGCAGCCGCCAGCGGCGATATGAAAGCCGTAGAGAAGTGGGAGGAATGGACAGAAGCCAGCAGCGCCGCCGGGGAAAGCAGCTTTGAGTTGCCCGCCCGGTGCATTGGCAAAGCGTTTGTTGACCTGAACCGCCACATAGAGCCCAACCGCTCCTACATATTCAAGGGCGGACGTGGTTCTACAAAATCCTCCTACATCAGCCTAAAAATCATCGAGATTTTGCGTTGCAATCCAGAGATGCACGCTTGTGTCTGCCGCAAAGTCGGCGGCACCATGCGTGACAGCGTATATGCACAGATCAAATGGGCAATACACGAACTGCGGCAAGACAACCGATACAACTGCAAGGTATCGCCTATGGAGATCACAGACAACGTGACCGGGCAGATCATCTACTTCCGAGGACTGGACGACGAGACCAAAATCAAGTCCATCAAGCCGCCTTTTGGTGCAATCGGCATTCTATGGGTAGAGGAAGCAGATCAGATGGACGGCGCAGAACAACTGCGCAGCGTCCGGCAGTCCGCACTGCGCGGAGGAGATGCCTACGAGTTCATGAGTTACAACCCCCCGGCGGCTGCCCGCAACTGGATGAACCGCTTTGTGCTGGAACAACACGAAGACACCGTTGTTCACAATTCCTGCTATCTGGATGTGCCGGAAGAGTGGCTTGGAGCGTTTTTCTTACAGGGAGCAGAAGCCCTGAAGGAAAACAACCTGATCGCCTATAAGCACGAATACTTGGGCGAGGTGACCGGCTGCGGCAAGGAAGTTTTTACCAACATCCGGGCAGAAAAGATAGACCCCGCAAGGTTTGAGCGCAAGTATCACGGCATTGACTGGGGCTGGTATCCTGACCCCTTTGCCTATAACTGCATGAGTTACGACGCAGCCCGCAAGACCCTGTATATCTATGACGAGATCACCGTGCGGCGCACACGCAACGAGGATACGTTCAAGATGCTGCAAGACCGGCACGTTATGGAGCACCCGGAGAGCGAGCGACTGACCGCAGACAGCGCGGAAAACAAAAGCTGCACCGACTTTACCGCATGGGGCATCAAGTGCCTGCCCGCTATAAAAGGCCCCAACAGCGTGGGGCAAGGCGTGAAGTGGCTGCAAAGCCTGACCGCCATCGTGATAGACCCGGTGCGATGCCCGGACACCCTTAAAGAGTTTACCGAGTACGAGTATGACGCGGACAAGAACGGCGATCCACTGCCAGGCTACCCCGACCACGATAACCACCACATAGACGCTACACGATACGCCATGGAACTTGTGTGGCACAAGCCCGGAAAATAAGGAGCAAAGCAAGTGAGAACATACCAAGACCTTGAAGCGGTGCAGAACGACCCCGCAGCCAAAACCGCTTTTGTGCAAAGCTTTATTGCCGAGCACGTCACAAGCGCCCCAGTGCGTACCGCTGAAAAGGCTGATAAGTACGATAAGCAGCTGAACACCGGCGTAGACGATTTTCTGGACGCGCTTGCTGATATCGATTACAAGCTGAACGGCATCACCAAGAGAGCCCGCCCGGAGACCGTAAAAAGCAACTCCTTCCACAGGCTCAACGTGCAGCGCGTGGCGTACAGCCTTGCAAACGGCATCACTCTGCCGGGCGAGGACAACGCAAAGGCAAATCTGGGCGAAAGTTTTGACGAGCAGCTTTACCGACTGGGCTACCTTGCCTGCATCCACGGGGAAAGCTTTGGCTTTTGGAACAACGACCATCTGGACGTGTTCAAGTTGACCGAGTTTGGGCCCCTGTATGACGAGCAGGACGGCACCATGCGTGCGGGTATCCGGTTCTGGCGATTGCAGCCGGACAAGCCCATGCACGCAGTTTTGTACGAGGAGAGCGGCTACACCCGCTACACCGAGGACAGCAAGGGCGAGCGCCTGTTGCATCAGTACGGAGAGCAGCAGCCTTACAAGACCACCACGACCACAACCCCCGCCGGGGACGAGATCGTAGAGGGCGAGGGCTACGGAACGCTGCCCATTGTGCCGTTGTGGGGCAGCAGCGCCAAGCAAAGCACGCTGGTCAATCTCAAGGGTTATATTGACAACATTGACCTGATCGTCAACGGCTTTTGCGACGATCTGCGCGAATGTGCTCAGGTGTACTGGCTGATTTCCAACTACGGCGGCATGAATGATGCTGACCTGCGCAAGTTCATGCAGCGGCTGCGCTTCAACCACGCCGCCAACGTGGACAACGCCGGAGACAACGGCGGCAGTGTGCAGCCCTACACGCAGGAGATCCCCACACAGGCGCGGGAGACCCTGTTGCAACGACTGCACAGTTCCCTGTATGAGGATTTCGGCGGTCTGGACGTGCATTGCGTGAGCGCAGACAGCACCAACGACCATCTGGAAGCGGCCTATCAGCCGCTGGACGAGAACGCCCGGGACTTTGAGCAGCAAATCACCAAGTTTGTGCGTCAGGTGCTCAAGATCGCCGGTCTGCCGGATGCAAAGCCGCAGTACACCCATGTGCGCATCTCCAACACCAAGGAGCAGGTGGACATGGCGATTGCGGAAGCGACCATCATCGGCAACGAGATGGCAATAGAACTGCTGCCCAACCTGACGCAGGAGCAGAAAGAGCAGGCAAAGGCTGCGCTGATGGCAGAGAGCGCAACGCGGGAGACCACAGACGAGGACGAGGAGGACGAAGAAGGTGGAAAACCTTAAAATCCCGGTTGAAGGAAGGGTTGACGTTGACTTCACCGATGAAGCAAAAGATCTTTTGAAGAAATTTGTTAAGGCAACTGAAAAAGCTTGCAATCAAATTATATGGCATGAAATCAAAAAAGAAGGGCTTCCTCCCCGCCACAAAAAGGGTGAATTTGAGGAGTATCTCATCACGGTTTGCTACGCTGATACGAGAGAAGATCAAGAAAAAGGTGTTTTTTCGGAATCAATAACGACAAGCGGACATTACGATGACGCTTTAGGATGGGTGCGCGACTGGCAAGAATATGTCAGGATTGTAGATTATGAATACGCCGAAGTTACACACTGGGCGGAATTGCCAAAGCCTGCTGTTGGATTTAGTGAGTGATGAATGAGCGATGAACGACCTTGACCGCATCTCCACCCGGCAGCTGAACAGGCTGCGCCGCCGCATTTTGCGGGTCTATGGCACCGCCCGCCGGGAAATGACCGAGCAGCTGACCGAGTTTCTGGAGCATTATCAGAAGCTGGACGCCTACAAGCGGGCGCAGCTGGAAGCTGGGAAGATCACCGAGAGCGACTATCGCACATGGCTGCGCAATCAGGTGTTTCAGTCCGAGATGATGCACCAGAAGCTGGACAACATCACCCAGACGTGCACCACAGCCCAGCAGACGGCGTACAAACTGGCGCGGGATGAACAGTACGATATCTTTGCCCTTGGCGCAAACTGGGCGTTCTACGAACTGGAACAGGCCGCAGGCGTGGCGTTCAACCTGACCTTGTACAACACGGAAGCGGTCAAGCGGCTGCTGTTGGAAAACCCCAAGCTGGTGCCCAACAAGCGCATCAAGAGCGAAAGCAACCGCACCTACGACGCCCGGGTGTTCAACCGGTACGTCATGCAGGGCATCATACAGGGCAAAAGCGTCCATGACATTGCGGTGCAGGCTGTGCAGGGCATGGCAGACACCGAGGTGCACTGGGCGATGAACAACGCCATCACAGCCCTTACCGGCGCGCAGAACGCAGGGACGATGCAGCAGCTGCGCAACGCGCAGGCTTTGGGCATTGAGGTACAGAAGCGCTGGAACAGCACGTTGGACTACCGTACCCGCGAGATGCACCGGCTGCTGGATCAGGAGACCGCCGCACTAGATGAGCCTTTCAAGGTGCAGGGCTACGAGATCCAGTACCCGGGAGACCCCAACGCAGCGCCTGAAATGGTCTATCACTGCCGCTGTAAGGTGACCGGGGCGCTTGTAAAGTACCCCCGGCAGAACGCTATGCGGCGGGACAACACGACAAAAGAGGTCACATCTGACCTGACCTATACCGAGTGGTACAAAGCAAAGGGTGGCACTGAAAAAGAGCAGATGTGGTGGGAGGAAGAACGAAAGCGCAGAAAGGAGAGTACCAAGAATGAGTAAACGTGGCTCTGGAAGTTCCACAAGGGCAAGTGGTGGGAAAACTACGCTTGATGAATTTCTTGCAAAGCGCGGTTTAAGTTCGCCTATCAGCGACTATATGGATGATAAACTGCGTATCCCTCATGGCTTGACACGCAGACAGACCGAGAAAATGCAAAAAGAAGCCCATGAAGCCGCTGCACAATATTCCGCAAAAAGAGAAGCTGCTATTGCAGAATACAAAGCGGGCGTTGCATCTGGCGCAATCAAAGAAAAAAGCCGTGTTGAAGTTTTGATGGGCAAGGCAAAGGGGCATCCCGACAACCCATCAACGCAGGCCGCACGCCGTGCGCTGGAAAAACGTGGTTACAACTGGAAAACAGGACGAAAGCTCAAGAAAAAGTAAGGTTTGGAGGGATGAACCGTGATTCTGCCGATGGAAAACACCGAGAAAATGATTTTTCCAGGCGTGGGCAAGTATGGCATCCCTGAAATCAAGCCAGAAACGGACATCCGCATTGACAAGCTGGAATGGATCCCGGTCAATTATGCGCTGACCGCCAAAGACAAGGCCACAAAAGGCGTGCATTTTTACAAGGACGATTACCAGTTTGAACGGTTCTGGAATAACCCAGACAAATACATTCCCCTTTTGCAGCAGTTCGGCGCGGTATGTTCGCCGGATTTTTCCTTGTACAGTGATATGCCGCTTGCGGTGCAGCTTTTCATGCACTACAAAAAGCACTGGCTTGCCGCATACTGGCAGGCGCACGGCATTCACGTTATCCCAACGCTTTGCTGGTGCGGAGAGCAAAGCTATGACTGGTGCTTTGACGGCGAGCCCAGAAACGCCATCGTGAGCATTTCGAGCCACGGCACACAATCTGACCCATACGAAGCAGAATGCTTTGCCAAGCACTGCCGTAAGGCGCTGGAAGTGCTGCAACCGAGCGGCATCTTGTGGTATGGCAAATGCCCTGATGAATTTGACTGGAACGTTACCAAAATAAAACCATTCCAATACGAAAGGAGACATTACCGTGAGTAAACGAGGTTCGGGCAGCTCTGCGAGAGTGGGCGGTGGGCTCAAACGCGAGGGCGTTACAGCTACATATTCAGACGGTACGACAGCGACAATCATGAAAGTAAAAGGTGCTGATGGAAAGAATATGTATTTTTCCAAAGACAAGTTTGGAAACTACAAAGAAATTGAATCCATGCACGGCGCAAATATGTCTGTTTCTCAGATTGCAGACAACGCTAAGAAAAACGGCGGAAAAGTAACCATTCTCAAAGAATCTGATTTCAAAAAAGAGGATGCAGCAAACAAGGCTTACCAAGACTATATCAACAAACACCAGATTGATTATTCTCTTGGCTATGGACTTGGCCCTGGATTCAGCATTGATAAAGCGGCGAGAAAAAGAGCGAGAATGAGCAGGCTTGCAAATCGGAGACGAAAATAACCATGAACTTTAACTACGACATCAAAGTCACCGACAACACCCCGCAGCTGAACGAAGCGCTGGAAGCGTGGGTGGAAAGGGTGCTGACCATCTGGGGCATGAAGGTGCAGGACTACGCGCAGCTTCTTGTTCCCACCGGAACGGCAGACAGCACCGGCATAGAGGGCTATGTGGGCGGTGCGCTAAAAGCATCCCTCACCTACGTTGTATCTGCGGCGCAAAAGACCGTAACCATCGGCTCAAACCTGTTTTACAGCGTGTATGTGGAGCTTGGCACCGGTATTTTTGCCGAAAAGGGCAACGGACGCAAAACGCCGTGGGTCTGGCAGGACTTCAATGGCAAATGGCATTTTACCCGGGGCATGGCTCCCCGCCCCTTCCTGCGCCCGGCGGTGGAAGATCATATCAAGGAACTGCAAGAGATTGCAGTCGAGGAAGGAAATAAAGATGCATAACATGAAGAAGATTTTCGTAACCATCATGGTGCTTGTGGTGCTGTTGCTTTGCGGCTGTTCGGAAGCTGACAAGGCCAATGCCAACATCTCCAAGCAGGCCGATTACTTTGAGAGCGAGCGCAAGATTACCGTCTACAACGCCCGCACCGATAAGATCATCATGGAAGCCGAGGGCTACATGTCCATCTCCAACAACTCGAGCAACGAGCTGGTCTGCACGGTGAAAATCGGCCCGGACACCTACCGCAAGAATTACATCTACCTGAACGGCTACACTATGTATGTGGTGGAGGACATTACCGGCACCCATACCGACCCGTACCACTATAAACTCTATTTCCACACGGATATTCTGCCTAGCGTGGAAACAAGACCGTAAATTTAATACTCAGCGGTTGGCGCACAGCGTCAGCCGCTTTTTTATGCCGTTTTCGCACAACTGGCAGTGCTCCCGGCTCATAACCGGGTAGTTGCAGGTTCGACCCCTGCAAGCGGCACCACACCGGCAGCACGTCCGGCAAATTAAACCTTATTGCCAAGCATGGCAGCCCGAGCAAGGGCAGAAAGGACACACACATGGCACTCAAAAGAGCAGATATCCGCAAGATTCTGGAAAACGCCGAAACCTCCAACGATGACAAGGCAAAAGCCATTCTGGACGCCTTGCACGAGGAGACCGACGCCCTCCGGGACGAACTGGATACCGAGAAAAACGCCCGCGTTGCAGCGGAAAAGGAACGGGACGCAGCCAACAGCGGTAAGCAGACCGCAGAGCAGGCGCTGACCGATTACAAGGACCAGCAGACCAAGAAGGACGCCCATGCAGCCAAGGAATCCAAGTTCCGGGAGCAGCTTAAGGCCGCAGGCGTGCTGGAAAAGTACTTTGACCGCATCGTGCGCTTGTCTGGCGAGGACATCGACAAGATGGAACTGGACAGCAAGGGCAATGTGAAGAACGCGGACAAGCTGGCTGAGAGCCTGAAAAACGATTGGAGCGATTATGTGGGCAGCACCACCACCAAGGGCGCACAGGTGGACAACCCGCCCGCAAACACCGGCTCCAAAATGACCAAAGAACAAATCATCAACATCAAAGACGCAACCGAGCGTCAGGCAGCCATCGCGGCAAATCCTGAAGCGTTCGGACTTGCAGCAAAGGAGTAACACATGGCAGCACCCGAAAATCTGACTACCGCATCTCAGATTACCACCACTATCCGCGAAATCGACTTCGTGACCCAGTTCCAGAAGAATTGGGACGCGCTGCGCACCATTCTGGGCATCTCGCGCCCCATCCGCAAGGCACCCGGCACTAGGCTGGTATCCTACAAAGCCACCGTTGACGGCGGCCTGCAGGGCGGCACCGCTGTGGGCGAGGGCGAGGACATCCCACTGACCAAGACCAAGGTCGAGCCTGTGACCTATGCCGACATCGAACTTGGCAAGTGGGCTAAGGCCGTTTCCATCGAAGCCGTCACCAAGTACGGCGCAGAAGTGGCCGTGGATCGCACCAATATCGCTTTCCGTAACGAGCTTCAGAAGAAGGTTCTGACCGACTTCTACACCTTCCTCAAGACCGGCAAGCTGGTCGGCACGCAGAAGACCTGGCAGCGTGCGCTGGCTATCGCAAAGGGCGCAGTCCTGAAGCGCTTTGCAAACGACAATCTGGACGTGACCGAGGTCGTGGGCTTTGCCAACATCATGGACTTCTACGACTATCTGGGTGACAAGGAAATCACCGTTCAGACCGAGTTTGGTCTGAACTATGTGAAGAACTTCCTCGGCTACAGCACCCTGTTCCTTCTGCCTGACGCTTTCATCGAGCAGAAGAAGGTGATTGCCGTCCCTGTGGAAAACATCGACCTGTACTACGTTGACCCCGCAGACCGCGACTACGCCACCATGGGCGCAAACTACACCGTTTCCGGTGAGACCAATCTGCTGGGCTATCACACCGAGTACAACTACAAGAACGCCACCACCACCAACTACGCCATCATGGGCATGAAGCTGTGGGCAGAGTATCTGGACGGTATCGCGGTCGTGACTGTCGGCGCGTCCAACACCGAGCCTGCCGTTGCGGCGTCTGAACTCGGCGGCTGATACGAAATAAGGAGGTGACCCCGCATGACTGTGCCAGAGCTGTGCGTTTACACGCACAATTTTTTTGACCGGTACGATGACCCCACCGCCGGGGAATTTACCTTTACGGCAGATACTGTCCCCGCTGGAGTGTCCGCCGGGCAGTATTTCCTTGTGTGCGGGTCTATCTTTAACGACGGCGTGCACAAGGCGGGAGACGGAGACCTTACCCCGGAAACCTTCACCGGCACGGTGCAGCCTATGCGCGTCCCTCCTGATTTTGTGGCGCTTGCCCAGAAGATCACCGACTACGATGCAGCCACCCCCGGCGGTGGGCGCTATGTTTCCCAGTCCTTCAACGGCTGGAGCGGCACCATGGCCACCGGCACGGACGGCTTGCCCGCAGACGGCTGCACCCACTACCGCCGGGAAATCAACCAATGGAGGAAACTGTAATGCATGTAAACGATTTCACTAAATTCACCGTGATGGAGAATTTCACAAAGAAGTTCTGCTTTATGGTCAAAAAGCTGGTATCGGACGGCCTGTTTGGCTCTACTACCACATGGGAGGACGGCATGGAGTTCCTTGCCATCGAACGCCATGACCAGACCATTGAAGCACAGCAGGCAGAGCAGCAGGGCACGGCATCCACCTACTCCCTCTATGTGGATAAGGACATCAAGCTGTCCCCCTTCGACCGCATCAAGCGGCTGGACGATGGGCAGACCTACGAGGTTACCACCGCGAGCAGCGACAAGATTTCCCCCGCCGAAAGCCAGATGAATCTTGCCGTTGTGCAGTGCAAAAAGGTGGTGCTTTCCTGATGGGCGCAGAAGAAGCCATTACCACGGCGCTGAACAGCTTTTTTACGATGTTCGATGTTCCTGTATACCCAGAGGATTCCGTGCCGCCGGGCTCTTCCCTACCCTATATCACGGTGAAGCTGGTCATTCCTAAGGGATTTGACGAGAGCAGCACCTTCCATGCGCGGCTGTGGTATCCGGTAGACGGCGGCAAGCTGCCCCTCATCCGCAAAGCCGATGAAATCCGCGCTGCCATTGGCGATTGGCTTACCATCGAGTGCGAGGGCGGCGCAATTCTTTTGTGTGCGGGCAATCCGTGGGCGCAGCCTATGGGCAACCCGCCGGAAAAATACCTGTGCACATACCTTATTTTTGACGTCACATCCTTTGTGGTGTGAGAAAGGATAACACATGAACAAAATGTATCATGCCATTTCGGCAGATGCTTTCAAAAAGCTTCAGTTTCAGGCCGGTGCACTGCTCAAGAAGTTCGACCCGACGGGCGCTACCCCCATTGCAGCGGAGGATATGATCTGCCTGACTTCCGGCGGTATCACCGTCAGCTGCAAGCCCAACGCCATTGATCTGGGCGATGGTCTGGACGAGGTGCCCGAGAACACTTGGCAGTTGAAGCACATCACCAATTGGGATTGTGGCCTGTCTACCACCTGCATGACCGTGAGCGCCGACACCATCAAGCTGGAGTTGGGCGCTGCAGACGTGGAAACGGAAACCAACAAGATCACCGTGCGTGAGGATTACAAGGATGCGGACTTCCAGGATATCTGGTGGCACGGCAATCTGATTGGCGGCGGCTATGCTGCGGTCAAGCTGATGAAGGCCGTGAGCGATGGCGGCCTTGAACTGAAAACCACCAAGGACGGCAAGGGCAACCTCAACCTGAGCCTGAAGGGCCACTACGACATGACCGACACCAGCAAGGTGCCTATGGAGTTCTACGTCAAGGAGGCAGAGTAATGATCCTTACCATCAATCTTGACCCCGTGGAAGCCCTGCCCAAGCTGTATGACGCGGTGGACGGCATCACCCGCATGATCATGGACGCAAAGGACAACGTGGATAACCCGGAGACCAAAGCCGCCCGGGAGACCATTGTTGCCAACGCCATGAAGCTGCTGGGTGCAGAGCCTTCCGAAACCGCAGAGGGCAAGAAAAAGCTGACCCCGCGCGAGTTTGCGCTGGCTGCGCTGGACTTTATCAAGCCCCTGATGAAGCTTGACCCGCAGCGCACCATGAACGCCCTACACCAGCTGTACACGCTGGAAAAGGGCGAGAAGGACACCCTGCCCAAGGCGTTCACCGCGCTTACCAAGTCCGTGATGCAGGAGGACATGCAGGATTTTTTGTCATCGCTGGCCGACTTGAACGGCCTGAGTTTTGGCACTACCTCTGCCGAGCCGACCTCCAGCATCTCCGCGCCTACGGAATAAAGTATTTCGTCTGGTTCGTCATCAGCGAGATGCGCGAACGCCACCGCACAAAGGCATACCAGCTTTATACGGCTGATATGCTTTTTCTTTGTGCTGTATCGCTGGGGCAGCAGGTGGAGCAGTCCTTCAGCGAGATCATGGCAGAGTACGACAAGCCGCTATCCCAGCGCCGCCACGAGACCACGCTGGAAGAAGCGCAGGCGTGCTGGGAAAAGACGCTTGCAGACAGTAAAAAAGCCGCAGAGCAGAACGGAGGTGGTGAGACCTGAACATTTTCAATTTGATGGCCACTTTGGGGCTTGATACCTCCGAGTATGAGCAGGGCATCGAGCAGGCCCAAAAAGAGACGCAAAGCGCCGCAAACTCGCTGAACCGCAGCGCAAACACCGCCGGGAGCGGCGTTTCAGGCATGGCAAGCCAGTTTGCAGCAGCCAGCGCAAAAGCAACTGTCCTTGCAAATATGCTTACCTCGCTCGGAACAAAGGCGGTAAGCTTTGCAAAGGGCTTTGTGGAGATGGGCATTTCTTATAACGCCCAGATAGAAAAGTACACCACCGGCTTTACCAATATGTTGGGCAGCGCACAGGCCGCGCAGGAAGCCATGCAGGCCATTCAGGAGGACGCAGCCCGCACCCCGTTTGACGTGGCGTCTCTGACGCAGGCAAATCAGCTGCTCATCAGCGCGGGCGAAAACGCCGCGTATTCCCGCAAGGTCATCAATGCACTGGGCGATGCCGTTTCTGCCACTGGCGGCGGTAACGCCGAACTATCCCGCATGGCTGCAAACCTGCAGCAGATCGCAAACGTGGGCAAGGCTGCAACGATAGACATCAAGCAGTTTGCCTATGCGGGCATCAATATCTACCAGATTTTGGCAGACTACACCGGCAAATCGGTGCAGGAAGTCCAGAAGATGACCATCAGCTACGACCTTCTTTCGCAGGCGCTTATAGCCGCCAGCGAGGAGGGCGGGCGTTACTATAACGCCATGGACACCCAGAGCCAGACCATGAACGGGCGTATATCCACCCTGAAGGATAACGTCAGCCAGCTGGCCGGACTTATGACCGGCGACCTTTCCTCCGGCATCGGCGTTGTAATAGGCCACCTGAACGACATGGTTGTCGCAGCACAGGAAGCCTACAAAGAGGACGGCTGGAAGGGTCTCGGGAACGCAATTCTTGAGCTGGATAATCCAATCAGTGCCATCATCAAAAAGTTTGGGCAGCTTGGCAGCGCGGCTGTTAGTGCACTGGATAAGGCAAGCTACTATCTTAACAAGGCACTTGGAAAAAATGCTTACGCAGGGTACGACAACTACGACGACTACAAGTCAGACAAGCAAAAGCAAAGCAACAGGGACCGGCTACGGCAGAATGCTCTTTCCGGCAAAAGCGTAAGCAACAAAAGTTGGTCTGAGCGTCAGGCAGAAGCAGCGGCCGCGAGTGGAAGCGGCGGCAGCTCCATCGTTACAAGTCCTTCCAGTTCCTCCGGCAAGAGCACCGGCGCAAAATCCAAAACCGAAACCGTCATAGCGTCCGTGACGCACACCGCAACCACCACCGCACAGAACGCGCTGGGCGCTGTGACAACGAGCGTTGAGACACTGCAGGAGAAGGTCAAGGACGCAGCGGGCAAAATCAAAGACCGCGTGACCGAGACCACTACCGAGACCGGTAAAGAGATGGTCAACGGCGTTGCTACCACCTATACGCTTGTGACCAAGAAAGTTACGGACACGAACGGCAAGATAAGCACCACGACCAAGAAGGTCTACGCCGATATGTCCAAGACCCTGCTTGGCACCCTGACCACCATTGCGGAAAAGACCTTCAACGGCATCACCACCACCACGCAGCAGGCCGTGGAGACCTACGCGGACGGAAGCCAGCACATCAAGACAACTGCCACCGAGACCGGCGAGCGCATCGTGGACGGCGTGCGGCAGACCTACACCAAGATCATCAGCTACGTTGACGGCGTGCAGGACAAGGTGACAGAGACCGCGCAGAACATCGACAAGAGCATCAAGGCGACCCAAAAGCGCATTGAGGAGAATCTGAGCAAGGCACAGCAGCAGTTCAACAGCGGGATCTTCAAACTGGGTAAAAACCTGTACACCGACCTCAAAAATCAGGACTTGGCGGCGCTTGGTCTGGATATCGTCAACATGATGTGGGGCGAGGTGTCACAGGAGCAGCGCGAAGTCCTGTCCGACTGGGCAAACAAGGCGCTGGAAGCCATCAACGAGGCGTATTCCGGCGGCGGTCTGAGCGAGGCGTTCAACGCTTTTAAGCAGATCATGTCCAACGGCATCAAAGCAGATGCAAACGGCGTCACAACGGACGTTAAGGGCTTGAGCAAAGTGTTTCAGGATCTGGGCATCAATGTTTCCGACGTTGGCAGCAAGATCATGGGCGTGCTGAACACCATTGGCTCCGGCATGGGCAGCTTTGCCCTCAACGCGGGCACGGATATTGCAAACCTTGCCGGGAGCATGGGCAGTCTGGGCACAATCGCAGAGGGCGTAGGCGGGCTGATTGCAAAGGTGGGCAGCCTGATTATCTCGAACCCGGAAGTTGCCGCGATCATCGCCATTGTGGCGGGCGTGGCGGCGCTGGGCGTTGCGATTTTTGCGAAGTTCGGCAAGGGCAAGAGCAGCGGCACTACCAGCACGCAAAAAGCACCATCCTACAAGGACATTCAGGACGCCTACTGGTACGGTAACGAGCGTGCCTTTGCGGGCTACGATTACCGCACCGATCCCTACGTCATGAACCCGGACAACAATGCCATGCTGGCATATCAGTCCAAAATGCAGGCGCAGATGGAGCGGCTCTACGGTGTGGTTGAGAAATATCTGCCGGAAGCCGGAAACAGCGTGATCGCGCTTGACGGCGAGCAGGTAGGACGCATTATCACCCCAAGCGTAAACAGAAGCCTGGGAGACCTTACAGTGCTGAGCGAACGAGGAAACTGATATGTACGAGATCTACGCATACCCCTACGGCAACCCGGATGCAAAGCTGCTGCTTTATCGTCCCAACGACCCGCAGGCGCTGGTGCTGTCCCCCAAGCTGACCCGCGAGGTCAGCAAGGGCGGCAGCCTTGTTTTTACCATGACGCGGGATCATGCACAGTACGATATGCTGCAAAAGCTGAGCACGGTAGTGCAGGTGCGGCGGGATGGCAAAGAAATCTGGCGTGGACGGGTACTGAAGCATGAAGCCGATTTTTACAACCGGCGGGTGGTGTACTGCGAGGGTGCGCTGAGCTATTTCAACGATAGCAGTATCACCCCCTTTAACTACAAGGGCACGCTGCGCCAGTTTTTGCAGCACCTGATCGACGCACACAACGATCAGGTGAAAAGCAAGATGAAATGCTTCCAGCTTGGCACCGTGACGGCGGCGCTGGGCAACCTTGTGGTGCAGTTCGGCGATGCCGACCAATACGGCGTTGGCGAGGACTACGGCAAAGTGTGGGACATTCTGGACAAGCTGGTGCTCAAGGTGTTCGGCGGTTACTTCTACTGCGGCTTTGACGCGGCTACCGGCTACAACGTGCTGAACTATTGCGATCAGGCAGTGGAAGCCAAGCGGCAGACCGCCCAGAAAATCGAGTACGGACGCAATCTGCTCAACCTGAGCGAAACCACAGACGCCACCGACCTTTATACCCGCATCTATCCTATCGGCAACAAGCACACAGTGGACACCTCCAAGTGGTACTACAAGCTCATGTGGTGGCGGGACCCCTCCAAGGATAAGCACGAAGAGCGTTGGGGCATCATGGAAGCAGATGCCGCTACCGTTGCGCAGTATCTGCCTGCATCGGGCTACTCTTACAACTTGGAAGAGGGCTGGATCCAGAACGACACCGCGGTGCAGAAGTTTGGCATCATTACCCGCATCGTGGAACTTGACACCGACAGCGCAAACGACACCTTTGCAGCCGGTGTGCAGGCATTGCAGCAGAACTACGCTATGAAGACCAGCTACGTCATCCGGGCGGTGGATCTCGTAGACGCAGGCTACGATACAGACCGGCTGGATTTTTCCATGTACTCCCATATTATCAGCAAGCCGCACAGTGTGGATGCCGTCATGCTCTGTACCAAGCTGGTGGAACCGCTGGAAAAGCCTGCGCAGAAAGAGTTCACATTTGGCATGACCCGCCGCACCCTGACAGACCGTCAGGTGGCCAATATGGGCACGACAAATCTGCTGGTGGAAAGCGCTTACACCTCCGAAAAATACCATCAGGATATGCTGAAACGGCTGTTTGCCGCCTCCGAACAGGCAAAAAAGGATTCCGATGAAGCCGCCAAGACCGCCACAAACTTTTTGGAGTACACCCCGCAAAACGGCCTCATTGTCCGGCACGATTCTCTGCCCGGCAAGCAAGTGCAGATCCTGAACGATGGCATCCGGGTCATGGATGGCAGCAGCATGGTCAATATCCAGGCCAACGCCATCTCCATCACGGACGGCATGGGCAGCTGTTCCATCAATAGCGGTTCAATTATTTTCAACGGCATTCGCAACAGTAAAATTTTTGAATGGCCTTATCAAAAGGATTCTCATGGCAACCGAATAGGAGAATTTACTGCACAAACAACAAAAATCGACCTTTCTTCCTACTCGTCTGTAATGCTGGTCTATGACACGCATAAAGGCGGAACATGGTTTGCAAGTGGAGGCAGTGCTGGTAGACTTACGGTCGTTCTTCCTGTTAATGGGCAAACGTACTCTTATGCTTATCCGTGGAATACCGTCCATTGGAGAACCGTCAAAGTGAGCGACACGGGAATAACGTTTGGTAGCGGAAACGAAAGAACATCCGACTATAAAAATAACGTTATAACTGGCGTGATACATTTGGAAGTTCCTATTACTGATGGTGTTACGAAAAACGATGAGGTTTGCCGCCCGTTGGAACTATACGGTTTTATGTGAGGAGAACTATGAAACACTTTAAATTCAAGTGTAAGGTCTGCTCTGATGGGCGGCTGTATGCAGGCGGCTGGTGCCACGAAAGCGTCATTCCGAACCCGCTGCCGCCCGACGAGATCCTTCTGGACGATCTGTCCGGTATCACGCATGGGTTCTACACAGATTATCTCTGGGACGGCGAAAATCTGATTTATCATCCGCCTGAACCATCTGCTGAGCCTGCCCCGGCAGTACAGACTTCCGATGACGGAACCGAGGTGACCTACACATGAGAGACTATGCCGCACTGGAAGCGCTCGCCGCCCAAAACCCCCGCATGAACGATATGCGCATCACAACGCCAAAGGGCACACTCTCCATGCGTTCGGACTTTGGGCTGTGGCTCAAGCGCGGCTCTCCGCAGATCGGCAAGCCCGAAACCGATTCTATGCTTGTTGAGGTGCCCGGCGCAGATTTTCTGCTGGATCTGACCCGCTCGGTGGATGGCAGCGTACACTACAAAAAGCGGAATATCTCGATGGATTTTGTCTGCGACCGGCCTAAAACACAATGGGCATATATCCGGTCTAGACTGGAAGCGTTGCTGCAGGGGCAGTGGCTGCACTTCTATTTTGTCCGGGACGGCGAGGTCTGGGCTGGGCAGCTGGACGTAGAGATGACCCCCGGCGAGTACAAGACTTCCGTGAAAATCACAGCAACCTGTGACCCATGGCCAAAGGAGCGCTACTTTGTTTTGGGCGTTTCCAAGCTTGGCACAGACAAGATTGCATAAGGAGGCAGTATGGGCTATCAAAAACAGAATTTTGTAGACTGTCAGGTTCTGAACAGCGCGCAGCTGAACCACATCGAGGACGGCATTGTGGATTTGGAGAGCAATTCAAACACTACGCTTGCTGGCAAAGCAGATAAATCAGAAGTGCAAGCGAACGCGGACGGGATTGCCGCTGAAGCATCCCGCGCCAAGGGCGAGGAGCAGCGCTTGGATGCCGCCATCACCGCCGAAACCACCCGCGCGGAACAGGCAGAGCAAGCACTGGATACGCGCACCGTAGCCCTCGAATCCTGCGGATTTGTCGTTGTAGACGGCAAAGTCTGCATGAAATACCGCAAATCCTGAAAGGAGTAACACATGGCTGAAAACGAAATTAGCACGCAGGCACCTGCCACCGAGGTGGTGGAGCCTATCTATCTGGATCAGACCGCAAAAGACAACGGCAGAAAGCTTGACCAGATGACTGCCGCCCTGCTGGGTATGTCCAGCTCGCTGGGCGTGATCGCGCGGGCACAGACCGGCGTGGTGGAGGAGATGGACTATAACGGCATCAAGGCCGTGGTGGCTGCCGGTAACGCACCGGCGGTTTTTCCGGTCGGCACCCAGCTGGTGAACACCTACACCGCAAAGGACGGCAAAGTCTACGACTGCCCGTGGGACGTGGTAAAGACGGACGATATCGCCGAGGGTGAGACCGGCACCACCGCACCCGCAATGGTACTGCAGATGCACTACGCGTCTCTGGAAGATATCCAGTTTTCTGCATATCAGGCCTTCTACGTTGTGCCGGAGGCCGGTCTGGTGGCTGGCACCTACAACATCATTTTTGATTTTACCTATGGCACAAACGTCATAAACGGCGGTGCCTATAATTTTACCTTGACCAAAAATGCCCCCGCAGGTGCACGCATGACCGGCTTCTATAACGCACCGGACGTTGCACCTGCCAATTGGAAGGTTTACGTCTACAAGGATCAGTATAAGTCCGAGCTGCTGGAGACCTGCAACGTCTCTGCTGGCGTCGATGGCATAAATCTTGGTTCCTTCCTTGCAAAGCCCAACGGCAAACTGAACGGCTTGCATTCGGTTGCCTACGGCGATAACCGGTGGTATAAGTCCGCATACCGCCAGTACCTCAACAGCGATGCACCCGCTGGTGCGTGGTGGCAGCCGCAAGATGAATGGGACATGAAGCCCGATCAGGCGGACACCGTGCCCGGCTTCCTTGCTGGCTTCTCGGATGACTTCAAGAACGCGCTGACCCGCGTGAAGGTCGTGACCTACGGCAACACCGTCACCGATGACGGCAGCGCTGTGGTGACCTATGACAAAATCTTCCTGCCCTCGCTGGAGGAGATCTACTGTTCTCCGCAGGTCAGTGGCGAGGGTACATACTGGCCGTACTGGAAGGAGCGCACCGGCGCAAAGACCCCGCAGGCTCTGTGGCAGACCTACCCGCTGCGTATCACCCGCGACCTTGCACAGCGCACTGTGGGCCGCAATGTGCGGCTGCGCTCTGCGGATCGTGGCGGCGGCTACATTGCCTTCGGCGTGGACTCCAGCGGCCGCGTCAACATCTGGGGCGCGTTCCACGCGATTCGCTGCGCCCCGGCTTGCAAAATGACCAATCTTGTTAAATAATCACCGGGCAATCCCTTGCCCGGTGAGAAAGTGAGTGCTATCCCATGGCAATGCGCAAAGACCAGATACCGGACAATAAATTCACGCTGCCGCTTGACGCGCGTGAGCTGGCACTGTATACCAGACAGATCACCAAAAACGCGAAAGTGTTTGACCTCGAAATTGACGCAAGCCTTCCCGGTCAACTGCGCGCTACGGCAGACCGGATATTTTTTGATATCTTCGGAGCAAACGACCTCCGGCTGGACAAGCCGAACGAAAGAGAGGAGCGCTTTAAGCTTCAAAGGCACGCCGTCCGGCTGTGCACCGTCCTTTTGGCGGAGATAGACATGGCAAAAGCCAGCTACCACCTTTCTGGCAAACGGTGCTCTTTCTGGGGCAACACTGTGCGCGATATCCGGCAGCGTTGCCGGGACTGGCACGAGAGTGATGCAAAGCGTGCAAAAGCGCTTTGACATAAAAATGGCTGTAGGCTAATGGGCCGCAATGTGCGGCTGCGCTCTGCGAATCGTGGCAACGGCAACAATGCCTTCAACGTGAACTCCAGCGGCAACGTCAACAACTGGAACGCGATCAACGCGAATCGCTGCGCCCCGGATTGGACGGTAGCACGCCCACAAAAGCCCCTGCATAGCAGAGGCCGGGCAAAAACTGCCGTGCAAGGAGCCGAGTGCCATGTCTGTCCTCTGGCAGACGAACAATATCAGCCGGACGTGGCCACCCTGCGGGGTGTTGACCGCTATCACCCGGCAGATCCTTGCGAGGAGAGCTGAAAAAATCAGTGCAAGAAGAAGAAATAATAATCGGGTTCGATGCCCTGTATAATTCCGAGGGCAAGTGCGCCAAAGGCGTGTGCCGCAAGGCAAGCGTTGGACGGTTTCACCTGTTTCGGATGGACGAGATCCTGAAACTCCAAAAGGAGCTCGCGACAGGTACATACAAGGCACGGCCAACAATCAAAGTTAGAATCACCTATCCCAAGCCCCGCACAGCGGTTGCGAATGGCTTTCGGGATAGGGTATACCAGCGCTCTCTCAACGACAATGCTGTTTATCCAGCAATGACACGGAGCTTCATCCGGCAAAACGCGGCCTGTCAGACCGGCAAAGGTACCGACTGGGCGCGCAAGCAGGTCAAGCTCATGATGGAGCGCGAATACCGGCAGCACGGCGCTGATGGCTATGTGCTGTTGGTAGATATCCGGCACTATTACGACACGATGCCCCATGACGTGGCAAACCGCTGCTTTGAGCGGCATCTGCCGCCAAGTGTGCATAACCGCGTGCGTGAGGTGCTGGATCGTCAATATACCGGCGAGGCCGGTTATAATCCGGGCAGCCAGATGGTGCAGCTTGCCGGGATCTCGGTGCCCGACCCCATAGATCACTACATCAAGGAGCGCCTGCGGGCGAAAAAGTACGTCCGTTTTATGGATGATAGCCTCATCATCCACCACGACAAGGCACGGCTTGAGGAGTGGCGGGAGGCGATCCGCGCCCGGTACGCTGCCGATGGCATGGAGCTGCACCCGACCAAGACCAAGATCGTCAGGCTAAAGGATGGATTCCGTTTTCTAGGTTTCATCTACCGCTTGACCCCGGCGGGCAAGGTCGTTATGACCGTTGACCCGCAGAATGTCAAGGCCGAGCGCAAGCGCCTGTTTCGGCTTGCCCAGCTCATCAAGGCAGGAGAGAAACCGGCATCTGCCCTGTATGAGCAGTATGGATCATGGAAAGCCCATGCCGCTAAAGGCAACTCGCAGCAGCTGCTGCAGCGCATGGATCAATACGTTAAAACTCTGCTGGAGGGGATAACTACATGAAAATTGTTCACAACACTGGCGACATCAAGACCGCCGCCGAAAACGAAAACCGGGACGCGGATTTGGCACAGATCGCGTCTATGGTGGACTTCCTGTGCATTCTGGCCGATGTGCCCATTGAGGACGAGGCTGCAGACAAGGAGGGCATGAGCCATGAGTGATAAGCACAGCGCGATCTTCGGCAAAGCGAAAGACGAGTACGAGGCGGGCCGCTGGTCTAAGGCCATGCTGCGCATCCTTGTGCAGCGCAAGCCCCAGCGCCTGACCGCAGAAGAGTATGAAGAGATTACCGGCGAAAAGTATTAAGGAGCAGAGTATGAGACCTATCATGGACGTTTCCCGCTGGCAGGGTAACATCGACTGGGACAATGTCAAGGCAAGCGGCCTTGTCTCCGGCGTGATGCTGCGGGCGCTGGGCAACAGCGCGAAAGACGCGCCCAGCAAGCCGTACATCGACCCCACCTTTGAGCGCAACTACCGCGAGTGCCAGCGGCTGGGCATCCCCTGTGGCGTGTACTACTACTGCAAGGCGGTCAACACGGAAGAAGCTGACGCAGAACTTGCCCTGCTGCGCAAGGTGCTGACCGGCAAGACAGTGCAGCTGCCGGTGGCGGTGGACATTGAGGACAAGTATGTGCAAGCTCCGCTGGACAAGCAGACCCTGACGAACATTGCCGCTCATGCGCTGGGCACGGTGGAGCGCTGGGGCTTTTACGCCATGCTATACACCGGGCTGTACTTTGGCCGTGATAACATGTACATGACCGGCGCGGCGCTCAAGCCGTATGACGTGTGGCTTGCAGCCTACCGCAGCAAAAAGCCCGCGCCGGAATGGAAATTCGGGCTGTGGCAGTACACCAGCAAGGGCAAGATTCCCGGTGTTGTGGACGCGATCCCGGGCAAGATTTCCGGCGTGGACTTGTCTGTGCCCTACAAGGACTATGCCAAAATCATTGCAAAGAAGGGTCTGACCCGTCTTCGGGAGGGCAAATGACCGAAAAAGAAGCTTTGCTGTGGGTGCTGGGCATCTTGGGCAGCCTGTGCGCTGCTGCCATCACGATCGACAAGGTGCTGGAAATCATCCATAAGTACATCAAGAAGGCACAGGAGCCGGACAACGCGCAGAACAAGCGGCTGGATGAGCTGGACAAGCGCGTCGGCACCTTGGAACAGGGGCAGCTCCAGCATACACAAGCCCTTGCAAGAGACCTCCGGCGATTTGACGGCATTGACGAAGAAATGCGACTTGTCCTCGTTGGCGTGCAAAACCTTTTGGATGCGCAACTATCCGGCAACAACCGGGAAGGTATGAAAAAAAGCAAGACCGACATTAACAATTATCTGCTGAAAGGAGTAACCAATCATGGAAGCAATCCTTAACACCATTCTCACCCCGCTGCCCGCGTGGCTGGCGCTGGTGCTCATCGTTGTGGGCGCTGTGTCGCTTGTGCTGGGACTTATCCGTCTGGGCTACGGCGCAGCGGTCAAAACGCTGGTGCTTGACCTCATCGATCAGGCAGAGCGAGAAATTCAGGGCACCAAGCGCGGCGCAGAGCGCAAGGCGTGGTGCGTCAAGATGCTGCACCACTATCTGGACAACAGTAAGTGGGGTAAGCTGGTCAGCTGGGCAATTACCGAGGAGACCATGAGCAAGGTCATCCAGTTTTTCTTTGACCGGGCAAGAGCAGCCCTGCAAAAGCAATAAGGAGGATATCATGGCAAGCACTACATACGAGCATTTTTCCGGGTATGGCGAAACGGTGACAAAACGTCACCAGTTTGCCAGCATTGGCAATATGGTGCGCAACGCCGGACAGCTGCCGCAGCCTTTTTGGCTCGGCGGTGCTGCCTGTGGCGGCGGCTCGCGTAGTGCTGCCCACTGCGCTGCAAGGACTTGACCGACAGCAAATGACTGCCGCTATCAAAAGCGCACCGCTTGGGAGGGTAGACCGTAAGATAGCCTTACTGCGGTATGTTGAGCGGCTCCCACTGCCGGACATTGCAGCGCAGACACATTACAGTCGGACGGCGGTAGGCTACCGGCTGAAAGGCATTGAAAAAATGCTGGATGTGTGATATACTAATCTTGTATATGGATTAGTTTTGAGCTTTTGCTCTGACAATTCAAAAGCGGCAGGCTTTCGGGTCTGCCGCTTTTCCTTTTGCACGATTTGCGGCATTGCCTGTGGGCGGTTCCGCTCTTGATTTTAGACTTCGCCGTTTTGGCGGCATAAAAAATCCCCCACTTTGCCTACAAAGCACCCCGCGTGGCACGCAGGGCTTCGGCAAAGCAGGGGATTTTTTTGTTTTACAGCAGCTTGTAGTGTTCAGCCAACAAAAAGCGGACGTATGCCGGGCAGCCCCGGCTTCCGGCACACCAGTTCTGCACCGTGCGCAGCGGAATGCCCGCGCATTTTGCAAAAGCGGTCTGCGACATTCCGGTGCGGGAGATCAGCTCCCGCATGGACAGGTTCGCCAGATCCCAGATGACGGACAGCCGCTCCTTTTCGGCGTCTAGGTCGATGCAGCCATCAGCGCCATCCTCGGCGCTGAGCGTCACGTTATTCAGAAAAATCTCCTTTACGGCTCGCGGATTGCTCGCCATAATAAAAAGTTCAGCGTTGCTATACATGGTATCCTCCTTTCAAATGCGGTCTTTCACGGACAGGCTGATTTTGCGCACAAAGCCATCAGGGAACTTCTCACCGCTCCAGAGAGAGCCGAGCTCTCCATCGCTGCCGTTGTCGCGGGGATACTCATAGAAGGCTGTCATGCCCAGACTATCGTTGACGCGGCGCAGCTTCACGATGCGGTCGGGAGCAAGCGCGATTTCCCGGGTAAGCTTGCCGTTTTTGTCCAGTGCATCCTCGCACAGCCACTGAAGCGCCGAGATAAACTCGTCCATCGTGATGGTAGAGTGGGCAGCCCAGTCTTTAAAAATGCGGCTGTCGCCTGCAAGAACGATCTTCTTTTTAGTCTCAAAGCTGGTCATGGTAGCTATTTCCTTTTTTTGTGCGATTTTGGTTTCCTTTACTGTCTATAATATACACCCATTGGGTGCAAAAGTCAAGCTTTTTTCAAAAATATTATACCCGATGAACGTATTTTTGCCCACGCTGCCCTTTTGCAGTGTGGGCGCTTTTTTGTCCTTCGTTGTACCTTCGTTGTCTCTCCCGGTGTGGCATTCTGGTACGATAAACGCAAAAGGAGGAGCGCTCATGTGGCACAAGTTCAACCCAAACCCGCGCGGCAGCAGCGTCGGTGACTGTGCAGTGCGAGCCGTTGCAGCTGCCACCGGGCAAAGCTGGGAGCAGGCATACATAGGGCTTGCGATGATGGGCTACGCACTGGGCGACATGCCAAGCGCCAACCGCACATGGGGCGCGTACCTCCAAAAGCGCGGATTTAAGCGCCGCCTTGTCGAGGCAGACTGCTCCACCTGCTACACCGTGGAGGATTTTGCAAGGGAGTACCCGCGCGGGATCTACGTTCTGGGCTGCTCTGGCCACGTTCTGGCTGTTGTCAATGGCGAGTGGATTGATAGCTGGGACAGTGGCGCAGAGTGCCCGATTTATTACTGGTACAAGGAGGACTAAGCGATGCCATACATTCCATACGGATACCAGCCCGGCTATTATGGGCAGGCAATGCCGGATCAGCTTGCACAGCTGCGGCAGAACGCCTACCAGCAGCCTATGATGGGACAAGCGACGCAGCCGACGCAGGGCACGCCGTCCATCATTTGGGTGCAAGGCGAGGAGGGCGCAAAAGCATACATGGTTGCCGCAGGAAACAGCGTGCTCCTGATGGACAGCGAAAACAGCGCGTTTTACATCAAAAGCACCGATGCAAGCGGTATGCCGCTTCCCCTCCGGGTGTTTGACTACAAGGAGCGCACCACAGCCGCAAAAACGCCGCCACAAACGGCGCAGCAGGCCGGCGGGGAGTTTGTCACCCGGGCAGAGTTTAACGCGCTGGCAGCCCGCTGTGCGGCACTTGAAAAGCAAGAGCCTGCAAAGCCTGAAACGGAGGTCAAATAAATATGGCGAATCCTCTTTTTAATGCACTAGGCGGCGGTATGCCCGCCATGCCAAACCCTATGGGTCAGTTTGGCCAGATGATGCAGCAGTTCCAGCAGTTCCGTGCAAACTTTCAAGGCGACCCGAAAGCAGAGGTGCAAAAGCTGCTGCAATCCGGCAAAATGTCACAAAACCAGCTGAACCAGCTGCAGGCGATGGCGCAGCAGTTTCAGCAGTTCCTTCCCCATTAAACTTCTTTCCAGACAAAGCCTTTACAAGACTTAATCCTACCTTTTGCGCAGTTGATGATTGTACAAGGCTTACATCCGTAAGCTCTGGCAGCTTCGGAATACCCACTCCACACCTTCATAAAGTCACCAGATTTTGTGTATTGGGCAACCGGTTTGCTCAATGGGTTCAAAGACCCAGTTCTACCGCGCATATTAGAATCGGCACGAAGCCCTGTTGCAATTGCGTGTTGTGTATTCCCCTTTCGAGAAATCCATTCGAGATTTTCAACAAAATTATTGCTCTTGTTTCCGTCAATATGATTTACACAAGGCAGATTTTCTGGATTTGGAAGAAATGCACTTGCAACAAGAACGTGAACGGACTTGTTTTTCTTTCCCGATTTATTGCAGAGCATTACCGTTTTGTATCCGCTTTTATGGCTTTTGAGAACAAGATTCTTAGATTTTCCGGTGTGGTTATAATTTATGCTTTTTACGTTTCCACAATCGCTCACTTCATATAATCCTTCGTATTCAGGAACAGGTAACCAATTCTCCATAAAAACCTCCGTATAGCATGGTGGATTTATCTGTTTCTATTATACCACAAAAATACAATATCTGCGCAGATTTGTATAAAAAATTTTGAAAGGAGCTTACTATGAGCTTATCTACCGATTCTCCTATGATGACTATGCCGGTTCAGCCTGCAAATACCTGTTCTAATGGTGGTTTTGGCTGGGGTGACGGCGGCTTGCTCTGGATCATCATCTTGTTCCTGTTCGCCTTCTGCGGCGGCTGGGGCGGCAACTGGGGCGGCAATGGCAACACCGGTGCCGGTGTCGTTGACGGCTACGTCCTGACCTCCGATTTTGCCAACATCGAGCGCAAGATGGATGGTATCAACAACGGCATGTGTGATGGCTTCTACCAGCAGGCGCAGCTTGTCAACGGCGTGCAGCAAACCGTGAACAACGGCTTTATGTCCGCAGAGATCAGCCGCGCAAACCAGCAGGCGGCGTTTATGCAGCAGCTGTTTGCCATGCAGATGCAGCAGCAGGAGTGCTGCTGCGAGAACCGCTCTGCCATTCAGGGCGTCAACTACAATCTGGCCACCCAGTCCTGCGAGACCCGGAACACGGTGCAGAACACCACCCGGGACATCATCGACAACCAGAACCAGAACGCCCGCGCCATCCTTGACGCACTGACTGCACAGCGCATCGAGGCAAAGGACGCAAAGATCGCCGAGCAGGGGCAGCAGCTGTTCGCAGCACAGCTGGCGGCATCTCAGGCAGCCCAGAACGAAACGCTCAAGGCCTACATGAGCGGTCAGCTGGCCTACTACAACCCGCGTCCTGTGCCCGCATTCCCTGTCCCCGCACCCTACCAGTACGGTAACTGCGGCACCGGTTGCGGTTGCAACGGTTGCGCCTAACCGAATAACGGCAACTTCCGAGGATTTCTCGGATGTTCAGCCCCAGAGCTGATTTTGCAAACCAGAGCGCCGGGGCAGTAGTCCCGGCGTTTCTATTACGAAAGGAGCCGATAAAATGGCTGAATTTACCTCTACCACGATTCAGACCGTGGCAGCCGGTCAGAATCTCCCCTTGACCGAAACCGCTATCAAGGGGTCAAACTGCATCAACCACCGAGCAGGTGCTGGTAATGTGACGCTGCGTGGACTTACGAACCAGTGCAAGGCACTGTTCAAAGTGAGTTTTGGCGGCAACATCGCCATCCCTACCGGAGGCACTGTGGGCGCAATCTCTGTGGCGTTGGCTGTCGGCGGCGAGGCGCTCAACAGCGCAACCGCAATCGTCACCCCGGCGGCAGTGGATCAGTACAGCAACGTCTTTACGGCGGTGTTCGTGGAAGTCCCCCGGGGCTGCTGCGTTACTGTGGCGCTCAAAAACACTAGCACGCAGGCAATCAGCATTGCAAACAGCAATCTGATCGTTGAGCGGGTAGCATAAGAAAGGAGATAAAGTCATGCTGGATAAATTGAATCATCTGAAAGATGAGATGTGCGAAGAGCTCATGGAGCTGACCGACAAAAAGAATCGATCCCCTGGCGATGTTGAGATGATCGGCGAGATCGTGGATATCATTCTGGACATCCACCGCATCAAGGATTATTGCGAGGGTGGCGAGTACAGCCGTGCGGGCGAGTGGGAAGCTGACATGCGCGGATCCTTCAGCCGCGACGCCGGAAACGGTTACAACCGGGGCAACAGCTACGCCAACCGCGGTCGGCATTATGTTCGCGGTCACTACTCACGCGGCGATGGCCGTGAGCGCATGATCTCCGACATCGAGGACATGATGCAGGAAGCCACCGGTGCAGAGCGTGACGCATACAAGCGAGCCGCTGACATCTTGCGCAACGCATAAGAAAGGGGGCGGCAGGCATGGATATCGTGGAGATCAACGAACACATCCGCAAACTGAAATGCGAAGAAACGAACTGGCAGAGCGTGGAAAAGCTTGCCGCCCTCTGCACTGTGCGGGACGAGCTGGAAGAAGCACACGCACCTGAAACGCAGACCCAGGCATTGCCGCCCGCGACTTATGCGGCGGCGTACTCCACAGCAGCGGAACCACAAAGCGACTTTGTGGCGGCTGCCAGCTCTGTTCCTTTCGGCGGTCTGATGCAGGTGCTCGACAGACACATGAACGCAATAAAGCTGGTGTACCCGAAAGAGTATGAGCTAGTAATGCGGAAGATTGTCTCTTTGTCTGAGTGACGATGCCCAATAGGCTGAAGGCACAGGGAAAGTAAGTCGCCCGGCCAAAAAAAGCCATACATAGCAGCAGCCCCGGGAAGCCTGACGGTTCCTCGGGGCTGTTTTTGCGTTTATAAAGCTGTTTTTCAGCGGTGTGTTACCAAAAATGTTACCATGATAAAGAAAAGAACGTCAATTCTCAGCGAAATGACGTTCTTTTTACATGGTGGAGGCGATGGGAGTCGAACAATTAAAAATGATGGATTGTCGTCAAAAATT